CAAGATAGTGATTGCCAGTTATTCTTTAATAATGTTAGAAGAGTTAGAACTGTAAGTACAGGAATAGAAGTAACAGCTTCCTCAGCAAACACAGGAATAATAGTTACAGATGGAACTAATGATTCAACTAGATCAGCAACAGCAACTAAATTTAATTTTGATGGAAATACTTATGTAGCTAATGAATCAACAAACCCAGCAGCTAGAGTTGCATTTTCTTTAGGTGGTTCATCGGCGGCTGAGGCAAAAGTAGCAGTTTCATCATCAAATGATCTTCACGTTTATAGTGGTAGTATTAATGTTGGAAGTGGTCAATCTACATTTACAGGTAGTTTTGGTATTTCAAAAGGTAATCTTAATGCTAATGCAACACAAAATGCTGTAGGATATCAATCATCAGAATTTATTATTCCACAACAAGCAGTTGATAATACCCCAGATATAATTTTTAGATATTATCCTTGGGACTCTACTGATAAAGGTACTTACCCTTTACCACCATTAGATAATAGTAATAACTTTGTAGTTACAATGCATGTAAATTTAATTTTGATGGAAAGAGGATCTACATTAGTTAACCCAGAAGCAAAAGTTGGATATTTAGAATATTCATCAGTATTTGGTCTTAGAGGAGCTGGATATATAATTGAAGAAGTTACTGGTGGTGGAGTTACTATTGCTAATAAAACATCTCAAGTTTTAACTAGTGGTGGTGGTGAGTTTTTTATAGCATCGGGTGTAGGTGATCAAGGATATATTTCAGTAAGAATAAACCAATCTGGTACTCCATTAGGTGCATTTCCACAAATTGGAGGAACAGTTAGAATAACAGTAGCACAACAAATAGCATAATAATAATAGTTTTTAACAAATAGTTTTAATACGTATAATATGACAAAAATAACGGAAGAAGAAATTAAAAAGGTTAATGATTTAAAATTAAAAGTTAACCAATTAATTAACACAGTTGGACAAATAGAAATCCAAATTTTTAATCTCCAACGACAAAAAGAAGAATTACAAATGAGTTTGTTAAAAATTCAAGAAGAAGAAGTCACAATAGCTAATGAGCTAGAAAAAAAGTATGGTAAGGGAACAATTTCTTTAGATACTGGTGAGTTTTCTCCTAATAAATAAATTTTTGACAAAAACTCATATATTTATTATCAAAATATAACAATTAAATAACATGGCAGAAACATTAATTTCCCCAGGAGTACTAGCAAGAGAAAATGATCAATCTCAGATAACTTCTCAACCTGTACAAGCTGGTGCAGCGATAATTGGACCTACAGTAAAAGGTCGAGTAAATATTCCTAAGCTTATTACTTCTTATAGTGAGTATCAAGCTAATTTTGGTACTACTTTTGAAAGTGGTTCAACAAACCAAAAGGAAGAATTCACATTTTTAACATCTATATCAGCTTACAATTATTTCCAAAATGGAGGTACTTCTTTAATTGTTACTAGAGTAGCTTCTGGTTCATTTACAGCAGCAACTTCATCAACAATATTTAATGATCAAGAAAGTGGTGATATACCAGATACAACTAATTTATTTGGTTCATATAATGCAGGAACTGGAATTGGTGGTGCTTTAGGAGCAACAGCGGGACAGTTTGATGATGTAGCTACTACAGGTGGTTCATCAACAGGGTTAAAAGTTAATGTAACACTATCATCAGGTAGTGGTCAATTTAGCCAAAGTGCAGATTTAACAGTATCAACTCCACCAGCAGGATTAGTAGCAGACACTTATACAGTAGCTTTAACAAGTGGTTCAGGTGCTGGTACAGGTGCTACAGCTACAGTCGTAGTAGCAGGTGCTACATCAATTACTTCAGTTACAGTAGTAGCAACAGGTTCAGGATATAATGCGGGAGATACATTAATTATAGCATCAGGATCATTAGGTGCTTCAGGAGCTGGTGGTACAGATCCTATTATTACAATCGCAAATGCAGATTTACAAACATTTCCAACAGCTATTGTAGCAAGTGGATCAGCATCAGGATATGCAGTAGGTGATGTAATTACAGTACCTGCAGCAAGTATTGGTAATGCAGATACAGCTTTAACATTTACATTAGTAGATGCTGATATTACAGATGCAAATGCTTTCACATTAGAAACAATTGGTCAAGGTGAAATTATGAATAATGCAGGAACATTAAATTCTCAAGGTGCTATTTCAACTGGTACTACAGATAATTTAAGATGGGAAATTACCTCACCAAATACTTCATCTGGTACATTTAGTTTAATTATTAGACAAGGTAATGATACAACTAGAGCTAAATCAGTACTTGAAAGCTTTAATAATGTATCATTAGATCCTAAATCACCAAATTATATATCAAGAATAGTTGGTGATCAAACAGAAACACTATTAGGATCTGGAACAGCAGAACCATATCTACAAACAACTGGTTCTTATGCAAATGCTTCAAGATACGTAAGAGTAAAATCTGTAAACTTTAAAACACCAGATTACTTAGATAATAGTGGAACTGCAAAATCTCAATTTACAGCTTCAATTCCAATAGCAGGTTCAGGTTCATTTGGAGATGCTCAAGGATCAATATTAACTGGACAAGGAAAATACTATGAAAAAATTGATCAGAATGATACACAAGGATTAGTAGGTGGAAATTATACAGATGCAATTAATTTATTAGCAAATAAAGATGATTATCAATATAATATAATTTCTGTTCCAGGATTATTCCAATCAGGTTATACTTCAACATTAAATACTTTAATTTCAAATACTGAAAATAGAGGTGATAATATTATTACATTAGATCTTGAAGCTTATGACTCATCGATAACAGCGATTACTACAACAGCAGCAAGTTTAGATACTTCATATGCAGCAGCATATTGGCCTTGGTGTATGGTAACTGATCCAGATTCAGGACAAAGAGTTTGGGTTCCAGCTTCAACATTAATCCCAGGTGTTTATGCAGCTAATGATAGAACAGCAGAAGCTTGGTTTGCACCAGCAGGTATAAACAGAGGTGGATTAGGAGTAGTAGTTCAAGCAGAAAGAAAATTAACTCAATCTAATAGAGATGCTTTATATGTAGGTAAAGTAAATCCAATAGCTACATTCCCAGGAAGAGGAGTGGTAGTATTTGGACAGAAAACACTACAAACACAAGCAAGTGCTTTAGACAGAGTAAATGTTAGAAGATTATTAATTGCACTTAAGAACTTCATTTCACAAATTTCAGATAATTTAGTATTTGAACAAAATACAGCTGCAACTAGAAATGTATTCTTAGGACAAGTAAATCCATATTTAGAATCAGTACAACAAAGACAAGGTTTATTTGCCTTTAAAGTACAAATGGATGATTCAAATAATGGACCTGAAGTAATTGATAGAAATGAATTAAGAGGTGCAATATTTATTCAACCAACTAAAACGGCAGAATTTATATACCTAGATTTCAATATTCTACCAACAGGAGCTGAATTTCCTGCATAAGAATTTAAAAACGTAATATTTATAATTGAATAAAAAATTTAAACAAAACATAAAATGGCAGTATTAGACCCAAACGAAATATTTTTCACAGCTTTTGAGCCCAAAGTAGCAAATAGGTTTGTAATGTATGTTGACGGATTTCCAACTTATATAATTAAAGGTGTAAGTGGAATTGGATTTGCACAAGACGAAATTGTACTAAACCATATTAACACTTATAGAAAAGTAAAAGGTAAATTGAGATGGAATGACATCACAATGCAATTATTTGATCCAATTACTCCTTCAGGTGCTCAGGCAGTAATGGAATGGGTTAGATTACATTATGAATCAGTAACAGGTAGAGCTGGATATTCTGATTTCTATAAGAAAGATTTAACAATTGATGTATTAGGACCAGTAGGTGATGTAGTATCAGAATGGATTATAAAAGGTGCATTTATTAAAGATGCTTCATTTGCTGATATGAATTGGGATACTGATGGTGAAGCTCAAAACATTGATTTAACAATCGGAATGGATTACTGCGTATTAAATTTCTAAAAAGAAATTATATATTTTTAAAAATAGCTTGGCTTCGGTCAAGCTTTTTTTTATATTATATATGTATACATGAAATTAAGTTATAACTAAATAAAATTTATATGGCAGATTTTAAATTTCCTACTGAACAAGTAGATTTACCATCAAAAGGATTAGTTTACCCAAAAGACAATCCATTATCTTCAGGTAAGGTTGAAATGAAATACATGACAGCTAAAGAAGAAGATATATTAACCAATCAAAACTATATTAAACAAGGGATTGTAATTGATAAATTACTAAAATCATTAATTGTGTCTAAAATTAACTATGAAGATCTAGTAGTAGGTGATAAAAATGCAATTATGATAGCAGCTAGAGTTTTAGGATATGGGGCTGATTACACTTTTCAATATAAAGGTGAAGAAGTAACAATAGATTTAACTACATTAGAGTCTAGAGAAATAAATGAAAGTGAATTATTGGAAAAACACGTAAATAGATTTGAATTTACATTACCTACAAATGGGACTAGAATAGAATTTAAATTAGCTACTGGTAAAGAAGATAAAGCAATTAGACAAGAAATAAAAGGTTTACAAAAATTAAATAAAAATAGTAATCCAGAATTATCAACACGTCTAAAACACACAATTTTATCAGTTGATGGCCAAGAAGATAAAAAATCAATACGTGAATTTGTAGATAATTACTTTTTAGCAAGAGATTCAAGAGCATTAAGAGAACACATAAAAGCATTCCAACCGGATGTAGATTTAAAGTTTAATTTTGAGAGTAGCGACGGCATACAGGAGGAAGCAACCCTCCCGATGACCGTCAACTTTTTTTGGCCTGACGCCACAGTTTAGAGTATCGTTATTTAAACAAATTAACGAAATAGTCTATTTTGGTGGTGGTGGGTATGACTTTCATACCGTCTATAATATGCCTCTTTGGTTACGTAAATTTACTTTCCAACAAATTAGTGATATTAAAAAGCAAGAGGCTGAAGCCATGAAGGGTAAAATGAAAGGAAAGGGGACTAATATTGATTTAGCAAATCCTGATAAATCAAAAATACCAAAACAAGCATTTAACCCTCCAACCAATAAATCTTTAAAATCAACACCTAACTATGTATCAAAGGCATCAAAAAAATGATGCCTTTCGATATTTATACCAAAATATAGTCAGGTAAAGATGGCACTAAACAACAAAGATTTAGAAAGGGCTAAAAAACTCGTCCAGGAGATTAATGCGGAATACGCAAAAATGGGGAAAGCTATTAGGTTTCCAGAGCCCACTTTTGAAACTTCTATAGCTGACTTAAAACAAATTCAGGATATCTATGATGATATCAACCAATCAATTGAAGAATCTACACAAGCTACTAGAGATTTAGAAGCTGAAACTAAAGAGTTATTTGGAGCAATTGGAGCTGTAAATGACGAAATCCAAAACTATAACTTAGGGTATAAAATGGCTGTTAAAGCAGCTAATAATTTAACTTCATTAACTGGAGATTTAGTTGATATTCAATCGGGTTTAAAAGAAGCTAATTCACGAGACTTAGTAGCTCTTCAAAATAAAGTATTAGCAGAAAAGAAAAATTTAGAATTATCAAAAACTTTATTACAAAATAAGGCAGCCTTAGAAGGATTAAATAAAAAAGAACAAGCTGCTTTAGATAATATACAAGGTGCTTTAAATAGAACTGATGGTTTATATGGCCAAATTACTAAGAATTTAGAAGATGTAGTTGAGGAAGAAATAAAAGTAGAAAAACAAATGGGTCTCATTGGGGCTTCTGCTGATGGTTTGAATAAAGTTTTACCCTCAGGTATAGGTGATAGACTAGGAATTGGAGATGCTCTAAAAGATACTAGAGCAATGGTTAAAGCTAGTGGTGGAAATGTCTCTAAAATGCAGGCAATGAACCATTTAGCTCAGGGTTTAGGTAAAAACCTAATGAAATCTTTAGGACCTTATGCTTTAATAGCATTAGCTATTGATCAGATTGTTAAGGCATTTAAAATGGTTGATCAACAATCAGGTGAAGTTGCTAAAAATTTAGGTATATCTGCAAAAGAAGGACAAGCATTAGTTTTTGAGTCTAATGAAGTAGCTATGGACTTTGATGACATAGCTGTCTCAGGTCAA